TGCATTTCTTTCACGTCTACTTTGATTTCATCTAATTTTTCGTCCAGGTTAATGACCTGTACTTCAACCACACTAATACGTTCTGCTACTGTAGGCATTCAGCCATCTCCTTGGTTAAGTCAAGTGCTCGCTCCGAGCCATGTGCCTAATGATGAAATGCCTAGTTTTTGTTTGCCTTTGTAATATGTATTTATCCAACTTCGCGTAATTCGTATATCCAGGTATTTGTGTTTTCACCCTTGGTTGCGAAGATTGACGGATGTATGTCTATACTATTATTTAGTTGATCTACGATAGGAACGCCGTGCAGATCGTCCACTAGCAGGCCCGTAGGGTTATTATCATCTTTATAAAATAATAACTCTCGTTCTGTGTCAAATTCCCATGTCCAATGATTGGCTTTGCCTGTTCTTGGATGCGGTAATCTACCATCTTTCATTTCGGGATCCTGTTCCCATGTGATGTTGGCCCTAAGTCCTATGGCCTGCAGCAGACTGTTGAAATTGGCCTGTTGACCTAATTTTGTTTTGTCTGTTTCGGATCTGTCAGGATTAGTCCTAGTGATGTCTACCAGAGTGATTATTTGATATCGTGCCATGCAGTTATTTACGCAGATAAAAAAAGAGCGGAAATAAATTCCGCCCTTCGTCTTCCCATCCCTGAGAATTAAAACAAATTACAATGTTGTACCAATTGCAATTGTTGGTAATGTAATAGTAACTGTTGAGTCTTTGGTAGCACTTGCTTTAGCAGCGTCAACGGCAGCAGCCATAGCAGCTTCTGCTAAAGTGAAATCTGTTGCAATTGGATTAGTACCGTTGCCACTTGCTGAACTGTTTAGAGTATCAGTTGCTACAATAGCAATAAAACCTGTTGCTACTGGTGCGTATACTGCATAAACTTCACCAAACCCTTGTAATGCACGAATTGCGGCTGAATACAAGCTGTTTGGCAATGTGTAAGCCAATCCTGAACTTGCACCGTCTTGATAACGAACGTCAGCTGCTGTACCGCCAACTACTACTTTAATAGTTGATAATTCACGTGTACCAAATTGTGTTCTTTCTGCTGTTTTACGTGAATTCGACCCTGCTGTTGCTACTGTTGTACCTGTGTTGTCGACTGTTTGTGCTACTGAATAAATGTCTGCCATGATATGTTCTCCTAATCAATAAGTCCCGCTCAGGGACCGGCTATATTAAGAACCACCTTGATTCTTATGTAAGTATTTATATCTTTTGGAAAAAACCGTGGTTTTGAGCCGTTAATCTGCTCTAAATGGAGTCCAACGATCACGCGGTACTAGTTTTGAACCACCTGCTACATAACCTTCACCGCCAGGTTTGCCGCCTGTGGTTGCTGTGATGTCGCCCTCAGCACTATCTAGTTCGCGAATTACTTCATCTTTGGCTGCCATGATTTCTTTGACCAGTGCAAACATAGAGTCCATTACTCCTGGATGCTTTTCGCTGTGTGCAGCTATCTTAGCAGCTTTGGCAGGAGTCTTACCTACGAATTGCATAAAGGCATCAGTGTTGATGTTATCTAATTGTTTGGCCTTGCTTTGTGTATTAACAAAAGTATAGATTTCACTTTGTAAGTAGCCCATGCCTGCAACAGGTGCCAACAAGTTATTAATGGCCTGTTGATTTTTAGCCAGTGCTTGTATTCTACCAAGATTATCGGCACCCACAGCAGAACGAGTGCTGACTGTGGTTAGCCCAAATACTTTCAATTCTGGATTGCTGGCAAATATTTCTGGATTGTCAAAATCTTCCCCAGTCTTGTCACCAAAGTATCCAAACTGTTTGTGAGCAGCCACAGCTATCTTGGCCTTGACCAAACTGCGTCCTACGTCGCTGTTGCCCAACACTGCATAAGTGGTTTGATTGGGAGTGAATGAGATTCTACCATCAGCCCCTTGATAAGGTTTGCCTGGATGGAACAGTATGTCTCCATACACATATCCGCGGAAATCTTTGGGAGTTGCCTTCTCAAACACGGGCCACAATGCTGCCATATCTGAGGCAAACTTATCACGCCAATCTTCGCCTTTGCCACGACTCATGATAAACTGTTTGAGATCTTCTGGAGAGTTACTCTTGCCTTCTTCACGTCCCCAGTTGTTCTTGCCTACCATACGGAATGTGCCATCTTCGTCACGTCCCCAATACACAGTGGGATTGCCGTCCCACTTGATAGTGATACTGGTTTCTGGTTTAGCAAGGCTTTTTAATATTTCTATTGCTTTGACAGCGCCGTTGGGTTCTGTGAACACTAGATCTTCTAGATGATTGAACTCGCGACCTACTTTCTTAGGGGTTGGTGTTTCTGCTTCACTAACGCTTTCGTTTTTCTTACGGCCAGCACAGTGAGCCTTTTGACTAAACCCTTTGGGATTAGCGCAGTTGATAGAGCTCTTGTATTTCTTGCTCCACTTCTCATTTAAAAATTCAAATGCTCTCACTTCACGATCTCGATCATTTGTCGCATCCAGCCAATGGTGCCTGGTTGATAACTCTCTACTGCTTCTTTCTTAGGTAATTCTATTCCTGAACGACCCAGTGTTTCTTGAGCAGCTGAAATTAGTTCTTCATAGTTGGGCAGCTTTTTGATGTAGTTGATGATAGCTTCAACTGAGCGAATGTCTTTGACTGTGGCAGTTTGGCCCAACAACTGTTTAGCGATTGAGTTCCAATCATCACCATTAGGTAATGGTTCATTGGTTTCCGGATCAACCAGTCCACTTTTAGGTGAATACTTCATGCCTCTAGCACGAGCAATTGAGCTTAACAAGATATGACGATGTTCACCACGATAGGGACTGTCAGGTCCGCTGCCTGTCATTGAACCTTGTTGGAACTTAGGATTAGTGCTAAACATGAAGTCTGTCTGTGCAAATCCGTTAGCAGGGTCTCCATTGATAGGAGTTTTTAAATGTACATTGTCACCACTCAACTTAACTGACTCTTTGCCAAATATTGAAATCAGTTTCTGTGCGAACGCTTTTTTGTCTAGCTCACGAGCATCAACTGATAGATCTAAATCACCACTGTCTGCTTTACGGCCAGTAGTACCTAGCCATTTGATAGGCACGCCCGCTTCATCTTTGTCTAGGCTGAAATCAACTCCTGTGCTCTTTTCTAAGAACCCGATAGTTCCTGTGATTTCATCACGCTGTATTCTACGAGTTAAGGGCTGCTTGTCTGCGTCTTTGAATACGTTGCCGCCTTCTAGTAATACATCATTCATTGTCTTTAGATTCCAATAGCTTTTTGTTAGCTTTGCGAGTTTCTACGATCTTTTTAATACCGCGAGTAAATTTAGCAGAGTCCTGACCACGTATGGCATTGAGAAATCTACGCTCTAACTCATCTGCTGATTCAGCATCATAGTGTTTGTGTAGAGTTTCTAATAGATTGATAGCGGAATTGATGATGTTGACTGCCCGGCTTTCAAAGAGGTCGTCTTTGTTGCGGACTTCTGCCAGCTCATTTAATTCCTGCAGTATTGATCTTGTTCTAAGTTTCATATACCTTTCCTATCATGTATTTAATCCAATCCCAACCATACCAGAAATACTAATATTATGGTATTCACTGCTAACTTAACTGGAAAATGCTGCAAAATACTGCCATTTGCTCTCTTATATTATACATTCATTCTAAATAAATCACTAACGTTAAATTTGTTAGGAATCAGGGAGGTCTTAAAATGGAAGTATTAGCTTTAATTAAAAAATGGGCATCAGCTCTTGCAGACACAGGTGTTAGCGTGTTGGCATTGTTGATCGTACTAGAGGTATTATTCAAAGGAGCAGCAGTTCCGTTTTTACCAGTTGTTGATGTGATTGGTTCTGTGACAGGTATTGTCAAAGCACTAGGCGCAGAAGGTATTGTTGGACTGGTAGCTGTATGGGTATTATACTCAATCTGGAAAAACAAATAATACAGTAATTCTAGGTTGTACCATCTAAGAGAGCCACTGCTAGTGGCTTTTTTATTGACTCAGTATAAATACTGAGTAGATAGCTCTACACACACTTACAGAGGACAGCACTATGAACGCAATATCGAAAAAGATGTTATCCATCTTAGAACGTTTGGCAGAAATGTTTCCAAACAGTTCTTATCAAACTCGCTTGGATCAGTATCTAAGCACCAAAGGCATTACCAATGCCGTACAGTTGGAAAACTATATCCAACAATTCAATTCTCAAAAGGAAACTTATCTATGAAAAATATTATAAACAGCATTTGGAGTTTTTTCTGTGCCATGGGCGAAGCTAATTATGCTGCTCACCTAGCTCGCACAGGCAAATGGCGTGAAGCTCAAGAAATCGCTAAAAAATAACTTCGGTTAGATCCGCCAGAATAATTGTTGATTTTTTAATAAAAAAGATATATAATAATACTTAGACAGCAAGGTTGTTGTCTAAGAAAACATACACACACAAAGGAAAAAATTATGTTTAATCAAACTATCGATGCCATTCAAACTGGCAAGAAAACAATTGTCAATACATTTGTAACCGACAAAGAAATCCAATCAAAATTAGTAACGTTAATTGAAGCACAGACCAAGTTTTATCAAGGTTGGGTTGACACAACTCTATCACTTGCACAAACTCTTGTTTCAAATGCTAAAACCACAGTTTACAAAGGAGCAAAATAATGTCCTTCGAAACTCCAAAACTACCAGAAGTTAAATTCAACAAGAACGGATATGAAATCCGCACAGACATCCTAGATATGGCCAAAGGCCTAGTAAGCGATGAGTTTCACTCAAAGTTTCAAGGATGGGAAATGACAGCTAAACGTGATGACAAAACTGGTCAGATCGTTACCACAGTTGGCATGCCTGAGTTTCCAGGACTTGATAAAGTTCTAGAAACAGCTGAAAAGATGTACGCATTTGTTAACACAGGTGCAAAGAAGTAATTATATTATTATACTCCCTGCGAAGGGATGAAGAAATA